AAACGCGGTTCAAGGTCATTCAAGTTGCTATTGCGTCCGGTCACGGTATCGGAAAATCGGCCTTCATGGGTATGCTCTCCAATTGGGGAATGTCGTGCTTTCCAGATTGCAAAATTGTAACCACGGCGAACACCGATAATCAGCTTCGCACAAAGACTGCTCCGGAAATAGGCAAGTGGTTCAAATCATCGCTCACGGCGCATTGGTTTGATGTTCAGGCCACGTCGGTTAAATCACGCGACAAGGGAAGCGGTGATTCATGGCGGCAAGATTTCATCCCGTGGTCCGAACACAACACGGAAGCTTTTGCCGGTCTGCACAACAAAGGCAAGATCATCATCCTTGAATTTGATGAAGCCTCAAAAATTGCTGACAAAGTTTGGGAAGTTGCGGAAGGCGCACTCACTGACGAAAACACAATCATCATCTGGCTTGTGTTCGGAAACCCTACGCGCAACGTTGGCCGCTTCCGTGAGTGTTTCCGGCGCTACAAGCACCGTTGGATTACGCGCTCAATCGACTCTCGCACTGTACCTGGCACCAACAAAGACAAGCTGCAACAGTGGCTAGATGACTATGGCGAGGACTCGGATTTCTTCAAAGTTCGTGTGAGGGGAATGTTTCCAACCATGGCGGCAAATCAGTTCATATCAACCGAAGATGTGGATGCAGCGCGTGGCCGTCACTTGCGACCTGAGCAATACTCGTTCGCTCCTAAAATCATTGGTGTGGATCCTGCTTGGACTGGTGATGATGAATTCGTGATCTACTTCCGGCAAGGTCTCTATTCTAAAAAGCTCGCAACATTCGCTCGCAACGACAACGATATTGCGATGGCAGAACGTGTGCGGCGTTTCGAAGATGAACTCGGTGCAGATGCAGTGTTTATCGATGGCGGTCACGGAACTGGCATTTACTCTGCCGGTCAAACATGGGGGCGGAATTGGCAACTGGTTTGGTTTGCGGAAAAATCAGCCGATGCCGCGTCTCTCAACAAGCGCATGGAAATGTGGAAAGGAATGCGTGATTGGATCAAGCAAGGTGGTGCAATCGATCCTGCTGATGATGTGCTGTATTACGATCTGATTGGTCCTGAGCTCATTCCGCGTCTTGATGGCAAGCTGCAGCTCGAAGCCAAAGAGGATATGAAATCGCGGGGCATTCCATCGCCAAACCGTGCGGATGCTTTGGCTCTAACATTTGCGCACCCGGTCAGGTCTAAGCTTGCGTCTTTTGCATCGGGCGGAAATCCAACCAGTCATGTATCAGGAACGGATTACAACCCGTATTCATGAGGGGCGCTAACCATGTGCATGTTTGGAACACCACAAGCAAAAGATCCTGTTATGCCACCAGAATATGCGGCTATGAAAGCCCCAACTGATAAAAACACCTCTGGTGCAGCAAAGATTGCTCGGAATCGATTACGCGCAAAATCGTCAACTCTGCTTACTGGTGCAAATGGCGTTGGTGCTGCTGATACATCCGGCAAGAAAGTTCTGCTCGGTCAATAATCATGTCAAGTTCTGTTCGCCAGAAACATGATCGCCGATTAGAGCAACTCAAAACCGAACGCTTGTTCTATGAATCGCTATGGGGTGACTATGATAAATTCATTGTCCCCGGTCGATTGCGTCTTACTGAGCGAAGCAACAAAGGTGAGAAGAAGTACGAAAACATTGTCGATGAAACGGCTCTTCTTGCATATCGCACCTTGCGCTCTGGAATGCAGAGTGGGCAAACTTCTCCCGCACGTCCATGGTTTCGCCTTGGCACGTTTGATCCCGGAATTAAGGATTACGGTCCGGTAAAGGATTTCCTATTCCAATCCCAAACCAGAATGCGGCAAGTCATGAATGCTTGCAATTATTACAACGTGCAGCACAATGGTTATGGTGATCTGGCTCAATTCGGGCAATCCGCAAAGCTTTTGGTTCCGGATGATGGCAATGTCGTTCGCGCCATTCCGCTCCTGACCGGTCAATACTGGATCGCGCAAAGCTCGCAAGGTCGTGTTGACACGATGTATCGCAAAATCTCTATGACCACTGAACAGATTGTTGGGCGCTTTGTTGCTCAACGTGATGGTTCTATGGACTGGAGCCGCGTTAGCACAACGATCAAAGCATTGTGGGATCGGGGTGATCGTGACGAATGGATAATCGTCTCCCATGCTATCGAGCCGCGCATGGATCGTGAGCATGGCAAACAGGATAAGCGCAACAAACCTTTCACCTCAAACTATTGGGAGGATGGTGCCAATAGGGATGTGATGCTTGATGAAAGCGGATTTAGTTACAATCCTATTATCGCGCCACGATGGGAAACGATTGGTGAAGATATTTATGGCAGTCATCATCCAGGTGACATAGCGCTTTCTGGCATAAAAGTTTTGCAAGTCATGGAAAAACGCCATGGCATTGCGGTTCATAAAAAAGTTGATCCGCCTATGACTGGCCCAACGTCGATGAAGAACAACGGATCCTCTACATTGCCGGGAACGATTACCTATGTGGATTCCATTGGTCAACAGCAGGGCTTTCGTCCCGCGTTGGAGGTTAACATTGATCTGTCTCACTTGGATCAAAAGATTAGCAATCGCCAAAGAACAATTGAGCGGGCGTTTTATGCTGACCTCTTCATGGCGATTACCAACATGGAGGGCATTCAGCCAAAGAACGTGTTTGAGCTGACCCAACGTAAAGAAGAGCAACTGCTGCAGCTTGGGCCGGTGATTGATCGGCAACAAAATGAAGACCTCAATCCAACGGTTGATATTTTCTTTGCACTGATGGCTGAATCTGGATTGCTTCCTGAGATGCCAAAGGAAATCCAAAACCAAAAACTGAAAATCGAACACGTGTCTGTTCTGGCACAAGCGCAAAAAGCAATATCCACCGGCGCAATTGAGCGGGTTCTGTCCTTTGTCGGCAATCTCGCGGGTATCAAGCCTGATGTCATGGATAAGATCGACACTGACCAAGCAATTGATGAATATGCCGATGCGGTTGGTGCGCCTCCAACAATCGTTCGTAGTGATGATGCAGTGGAAGCGGATCGCAATGCGCGGCAACAGCAACAGCAACAAGCTGCCAATGCTGAAATGGCAAGCCAAATGGCTCCCGTCATTAGAGACGGTGCGCAAGCGGCAAAGCTTCTAAGTGAGGCTGGTACGGTTCGCGGTGACAGTAGCCTTGTGTCGTCAACTGACTTGCTTTCCCGTCTCGGTATCTCCGGATGACAAAAAACAACGATCAGCAACTTGAAAAACAGCGTGAACACGAGAAGCTTGTCGATAGCTTGCGCGAAGTGATGCAAACGGCGCAAGGCAAGCGTTTCCTGTGGTGGCTCCTAGAACACTGTGGCATTTATTCGCAAAACGTAAGTGCCAATAGCACGATGTATATTTTGGAAGGCCAGCGAAGCATAGGGCTCAAGGTCATTGATCTAATCGGGGAAGTTTCTGTTACTGCGTACCCTGAACTAATTCTTGATAAAGCCCGTGAAGAGTCAAGCCGTCGTAATGGAGAGAAGTCAACTCATGTTTCTGAGAACGCCGATTGAAGGTATTGTGCGAAGCCCTGCTGATGAAGGTGGTGGCGGTCCTGCTGCTCCCGCTGCTGCGGCTTCTGCGCCTGTCGCCGATGCTGCTGCTCCCGCGGCTGATGCTGCGGACTTGCTCTACGGTTCAGACAAGCCAGCGGAAGGTGTTGCAAAGCCAGATGGTGAAAAGCCGGTCGATGGTGCCGCAAAACCGGAAGCAAAGGCTGATGGTGAAAAGCCGGATGACAAGCAGAAACCAGATGAAGCGAAGCTGAAAGAAATTCCGGAAGATGGCAAGTATGAATTTGCCCTTCCTGACGGTATCGAACTCGATCAAGAATTAGCTGCGGAAGCCATGCCAGCTCTAAAAGAGGCTGGTGTAACCCGTGAGGGCGCAAACAAGCTTGCCGCATTCCTCGCTCAACAGCGCCAAAAGGAAAGCGCTTCTCTCATGGATAATTGGGAGAAGACGCAACGCGACTGGCAAGATACTGCTCGCAAAGATTCTGAATATGGCGGCGAAAAGTTTGACGCCTCTCTGATGGCTGCAAATAAGGTCATTACAAAATTTGGTACTCCTGAACTTAAGGAATACCTAACCGCTTCGGGTGGTGGAAATCATCCGGAACTGATCCGCTTATTGGCGCGAGTCGGCAACGCTTTCAGTGATGACAAGCCGGTTGGATCAAAATCCGTGTCTGAGAAATCAGACGATCCAGTT